TCGCGCCCCTGCCGCGCCTGCTCCTCGTGCACCGCCGCCGCCGCCTGTGCAGAGCGCATCGCTCGAGAGGCAGCAATCTCCTCGGCCCGCGCCTGTGTGATCGAGCCGGCCTCCACCTCCTCACGCAGATCCGCGTGCTCGCGAAGCAGATCCACGCCCGGCACCGCCTTGCCCGTGAGCGCGGCGAGCGTGTGTAACTCGCCCTGCACTGTCTCGAGCGCTTTCGCCAACAATTTCGGATCGCGCGAGTTGATCGCGCGCAGATATTCGAGCGATTGCGCGTACTGCTCGGCCGTCGCGCCCGTGGCTTGGATCATTCCGACCAATTCATCGCGCTCGGATTGATATCGATCACTCGAGGTGCGCAGATCCTTCACCTCGCCGATCAAATGCGTCATTCGCTCGCGCGTTTTGCCCTTCACCTCCGGCGGAATCGGATCGTTGACCGGATCTGCGGCCTTTGCGGGCACATCCGGCGGCTTCTCACCCGGCGTTTCCGGCGGCTTCTGCCCCGACGGTCCCACCGGGCCTTTCGGCACCGGTTGTTTCGGCGTTTTTGGCTCTTTCGGCTCTTTCGGCGGCTCTTTTGCCGGCTCTTTCGGTTCCTCGCTCGGCTCCTCCTCCTCCTCGCCCTCTTTTTTCGGCTTTTTCTCGCCGCCCGCCTCGGCCACGCCCTCGTTGAGCGCCTCGAGCATCGATTTTGGCCCCTCCTGCGGCGTTTCTTTCGGCGTTTCCTTCGGCGCGCTCGGCTCACTGGCCGGCTCGGTGCTCGGTACGCTCGGCGGTGTCTCCTCCGGCGGCGGGGTTTCTGGCGGTGTCTGTGTTTCTGTGCCCATCGATTCACTCCTGTACGTACAACGTCACTACATCACTTCGCTCGGTGCCTGCAGCACCGGATTCGGCGGCACGACACTCGCGCCATTGCCGCCCGCCGGCGGCGGCGCGACGCCAGGCGCACCCTCAACGCCCGGCATCGCAGGCACCCCGGGCACTCCGGGCATCGCGCCGCCGGCAACCACTCCCGGCAACTCTGGAATAAATCGCTCGACCTCGATGCGATCCCCCATGCGCCCCAACGTCTCGCGCAATAGCTCGGTGAGCGCTCGCGCCATCGGCTCATTGCCCTGCGCTCGCGCGGCCTGAATCTCGAGCATCGTGCCTTTGATGAGCGGCATGGCCACGCTCCACGCTTCGCGCTCGGCCGAGGTGTTCGGCTTGCCGGTCGATCCCGCCGTGATATCGACCTCCACCATCGTGAGCAGATCCTCGATATCCATGCCTTCCGGCCAGAACGCGTGCGGGCCGGCGATGCGCCGCGCGTCCTGCAGGCTCATCGCCTGCACCGAGAGCTCGGCGGTGTACTGCGCCAGATCGTTGAGCACATCCTCCTGCGTGTCGCGATCCGCCGTCGTGCGCGCAGCGAATCCCGATTGCTGGATCTCCGCCTCGGTCGCCGTTTTCGGCTGCACCACCGAGGACTGCAACGCCTCCTGCACGCCGGAGAGTTTCTCCATGTCATGCAGCACGGCAGAGGTGTCGAACAGCATCGGATCCATGCGCGCGTACGGCTTTTCGGTGAACACATCGCGCATCGGTATGTTCGGATTCGTGAGCTTGATCCCGACGTATTCCTGCTCAACACCGCGCTCGAGCTTTCTCGCGTTTTCCGCATCCACCTGCTCTGAGTTGAACAGGATCCCCGGCACCGAGCGTTGGCGATTGATCCGTGCGCTCGAACGCGTGGCCGAGTATTCATCTTGCAGCTTGCGCAGGCGTCGCGAGAGCGATTGCGGATGGCGTGAGCCGTCCACCTCGAAAAAGGCGAGATAGAAAAACGGGAAGAATCGCGAGGAGGCTTGCGGCGGCGGGTACGGCTCTTTGGCCCACGCGTGCACGCCATCGATCATCGTTTTGACCAAGTTATCGCGCCGGTCCCACACCTCAATAATTTTCGCGAACTCGACCGGATCACCGTCCACGCCATGCGTGAGCGTGCCCTCTTTGCCGAACGTCTCCGCATCGTGCTCGGTGACAGCACCGGAGTAGCCCGACTCCTGCTCGGCCGGATGGCGTTGGTGATACGTCGCCGCGTCCTTCAACTCCTCGCACGAGAGGCGCGGAAACATGCCCTCGAGATCGGCTCTTGGCCGATAGATCGCGTTCGCAATCCACTCGGATTCGAGGTACTCCTCGAGATCGCGCACGTTGAGCGCGACCTGCACGTCCTCGGCCGAGCAGAAATCGATCGCGAGCCCCTTGAATATCAGCACTTCGAGCTTGGCCTGCAGCCCGCGTATGAGTTTCTCCTGCTCGGCCTTGGCCACTTCGGGATCGGCCACCTCCTTGTAGGCGTCTTTTTTCTGCAGCCCCGCCAAGCGCTGCAAATTGTCCTGCGCGTCGTTGATCGCGGCCTGTACCTGCGGATCCGTGCGCCGATCGGTGATCATGATCACCTTGAACCAGCCCGGCCCGACCGAGAGCGCCGAGCGCACCGAGCGCTTGATCGCGGTTTTCAGCCGCGCCCGCTTCCATAGCCGCGCGATCACAAGCTCGAGCGTTTTCGCGAACGCCTGCCGATCCGGATCCGGCACCTGATCCACTTGCTCGGCTTTGCGCACCGACACATCCGGATTGCGCGCGTACAGGTAGCTCGAGAGCACATCGATGAATGAGCCGATGAGATTTACCGTCACCACCCACGCGATATCGGCCACGCCGGCGGCGTAGCGTCGATCCTTGGCGTACTGCGCACGAGCGGCTTTGTCGAACTTGCGCGCACTGTCGTACGCATTCATGAGCTTTTTGACTTCGCGCCGCTCAACCTCGCGATTCTCCGGCGGTGTCGTGGCCTCACCCGCCGGCGTATTCGGTGCCGCCACGCCCTCGACGTTGGCGGGATCTTCGGGCAACAGCGTAAACGGCATGGCCATCACTCCTCAGAAACGATGTACCCGGAGAACCTCGCGAACTGTACCCGCAGGTACATTTCTCAGCCTAAAAAAATCAGCGCCACCGCTCCTTGCGATCCTCATCCTCCTCGGTCGCCATGAGCCATTCCTCGGTGAACGGTACCAACTGCGGGCGCTTCGGCTTGACGACGGTGCGCTCCTTCTGCCACGCCAACGCCAAGTACCGCAGCGCATCGGCCGGATGCGAGCACCAGTTATGCAGCGGCTTGTTGGCGAATACCTTGCGCTCCTCATCCCATTCGCGTTGGTACTGTCGAACCGCTTCCACCCCCTCCCCGCTGGCTTGCGCGTCCATCTCGAGATTCGGAAATAGCGCGCGAACCGCTTGGATCCCCGTCTGTAGTGACTCGCGCGGCACGATCTCGATCGTTGCTCTGCCCACGGCGGCAGCAAGTTGATCCTCGATCGACTTGCCGGCAGATTCGATGCGCTTGGCCTTCGCATCGTGCGGCAGGTAATGCTTGCCGTAGCGATACGCTTTGCGGTGCCTTGCCTCCGGGATCTCATCGCCCAACTCGACCCCGACGCGATAGCTCGTGAGGTGCAACTCGACCTCGCGCCCGAGCACCTGCCCCGCGTAGTGCGCCACACCGACGCCGGAGCGAAAGTAATAGTCGATGATCCGAACGCGCGGGCCGATGACTTGAAACCACCAAATCGCCGTGTCGTCGGTGTACCCAAGATCCCACGCGGTATAGACCGGAAAGCGCGGATCGTGCGGGAAGAAGCCGAGCCGCCCCTCTCGCTCCATGCGCGAGACCTCGGCGCCGTAATACGCTCCGAGCACCGCCGCTGAAAATGAGCAGAAATACTCCTGATCGAACAACGCTCGACCGAAATCCTCGCCGTAATCCTCAAGGTAGGCATCCAACTCCTTTTGCAGCGTCTCGTTGGTAAAGACGTTCGTATCGTGCACCGTGAGCAACTGCGCGAACGATTCAGGATTGCGCTTGGCGGCCTCATACGTGCGCTTTGCATGATTGTTGCCGCGCGGCGTCGTGATGTAGATCTGCCAGCCGTTATTCTCGGCGAGGATCGGGCGCAGATAGCCGCGAGCCGATGGATCCGCCTGCGCCCATTCCGAGAACACAATGCCCGCCGGTGAGGAGCCGATCGCCGATTGATAGTTATCCGAGCCGAGCGCTTGCCACGTGGAGCCGTTGAGAAATTCGATCTGCATCTCGTTGTCGCGCGTGGCGGCGCGACGATCGA